GAGACGCATGGAAGCTCTAGTATCAGAACACGGCAACTGTGGCGTCTATCAAGTTTGTACGACCGCAGATAAGTCCGATGAGCTTCTATTTCCGAATCTAGGATATATTGGTGAGAGTAAATCTATCTTCGGTCGAACTTATTGTTTGAAGATCAACAAGCATAATGCTTGTAATTATATCAAGCATAACAATATCGATCTTTCGGATATCTGGGTTCGTTACTTCTTTACTTCTCCCGAAGATCGTCAAATTCTCGAGCGTCAAATGCACGAGGCTATGGAAAAGCAACATGGCTATCGATTCAAATGGCGCGAAGCTTCTGCTGGAACCGATGGCTCGCTTCTCCGTCTCTACGAAATGATAGATAAGTTGAATACTAGAGAAGATGCAGAAACTGTTTATCGTTATGTGCGTGAGCGTTGCGTAGAACTGTATCTTGATAGTCTTGACACAAACTCTGAAGGAGACTAAACCATGGCTCGTCGTCCCGCTCTTATTACTAAGAAAGTTAAGAAGCCAAGAGTTACTAAGAACGAACAGTATCTTGTTAACTTTAAATATTTGGGCGACGAGCCAAAGCTCCGAGACGATTACGAGCAGAGCGACTTTGTTTCAGCATTGAATTGGTATGCCAATATGGCTACCGTAGCTGAGGCGCGAGAGTATTTGAAAGAGTATCTTATCAGCGTAAGTTGTCAGAAAGATATATCAGTTATTAACAAGTTGAGCGATGCGTGGGTCCCGACAACAGCTGCTTGGGTCGCACGTATCATTTGTCGCGGAACAAAGGTTACGCCCGAAGCTAATACGTTCCTTCAAAATAAATTGAAAGAATCTGCTGCTCGCGTTGCTTCTAAGAAAGAAGAAGAAACAGAAGAGCCCGTTAATGTTGTGTCTATCAAAGAGCGTATGCGTGAGCGTCAGAGCGAGATCATTGGCGATATTGAGCAGCTGATTGACAGCGGCGAGGAGTTCTCCCTGTATGACTGGCTAAAGGCTAAGGAGATTCCCGCTGCGTATTGTCCAGCGATTATTATGCACTATAGCCCATGGCTTGCAGAGCTTATAGAGAGCCTCGAGGGCAACGATGAGCAGCTCAAGGAGGCATATGCCCACCTAACCAAGAAGCAGCTGCGAGATCGCGTCCTATTCCTTTCTCAGCTCATTCAGGATGCCGAGAAGTATAGCAACGTAACAAAGAAAACAAGAGCTCCTCGTAAGCCACGAGCAGTCTCTGTCGAGAAGCGTCTCAAACATTTCCGCTACCAGAAAGAAGATAACAACTTCAAGATCGCATCGATCAATCCCGAGAAGATCATTGGTGCGCAGGAACTGTGGACTTTTAATACGAAGTATAAGGTTGTTACTGTGTTCCGCGCATTAGATCGTGGAGGATTGCAGATCAATCGTTCGAGCATCACAGGATATGACGAGAAAACATCCTTCAGTAAGGGAACTGGTCGTAGCCCTGAGAAATCGCTTGACTTCTTGCGCAATGGCGGTAAAATAGTACTGAGAAAAATGATGGATGGACTGAAGACGAACAAGCCTCTGCAAGTCCGCATTAACGAGAACACTGTACTTATGAGGGTGATGTGATGAACGAAGAGCTAATCCACGAACTTGCAATCCAATCAGGCTTTAAGAAATACGATAAGGATGATGGTCTCTATTCTCCTTATATCGAAGGATATGAGCTTAATGGTGAGCTTGAGGAGTTTGCCGAGCACATCATTAAAGAATGTATGAATAGAATTTCTAAATGGAACACATTCATCATTGAAGATGATGTCATTCATCATTCAAATATAGCGGACGATATCAACGAAGACCTGAGAAAACATTTTGGGGTTAAGTGATGAACGAGCATGGTTTCTGCCCGAACTGCAAGATGGACTTCGATGGCGAGTTGATCTTCGAAACATTCCTGCGCAAGTATGGCGACCGTCGTAAGGCGATTGAGACCGCAGAGATGTATGGTGCTACAGAAACCAAAGGTCGCTGGGGTAAGAGGATTGGTATCTATAGCATCGAGAAAGATCGCACAACGATGTGGCGTTGTCCTGATTGCAACCACACTTGGAGCAGGTAAATGAGAGTACTTCGTTCGGATCCTATACCGCATGTCACCAAAGGTTATGTTGCTTTTCGAGGAGCAATACTTCATGCTGGTATGAAGCATAACGAAATTTATGCATGGTTTATGGAAGACAAACGAAATGATGTATACGAGTTGTACACTCGCGCATCATACGTACAAACTGGCGAGGATATTCCCGATGGCGCACAATATTTCCGCACAGTAGTTGACGATAGTGGTTATGTTTATCATGTCGTAATTTGGGCAATATAACGGAGATTGAAATGCAGAACAGTTTGATTGCGGATATTCGTGCGGTGAATCTTTGGGATTACGTCGAGCCAGAGTGGGATGGTGTTACTATTCCGAAACCAAAGGCGCAGCTGATGCCTGTCTCTTATGAGATTCAGATTAGGAAGATGATCGTTGGTGAAGATGGTCAGCCAGCATTGAGCGATTGGTTGGCTATTCCTGTTGAGAACGTAGATATTTCTAAGATGAAGGTTATTGGACTGTGAAGTTTAAGACCAGAAGCTCGACGTATACATGGAAAGAGTTTTGAAATGATCGAAAGTAATCTAATATACAATGGCGATGCAGGTATCAAAATCACCCCGTTTCCTGAAGTAGTAGGTTATTGGAAAATGCCAGGAGGCGATGGTGTTTGGTCAGTCAAGTTTAGCGCATACAAGCGTCCACGATGGCTTACAATCAAGATGATGTGGCTGGTTTTTGAATGGAAATGGGAAGATAAGTGATGAACGGAGCTGGATCTATGTATGGTTATTCTCCATATCACTGTTGGAGACTTGGTCCTGTTATCGTAAAGAGGTATGTGTGATGACCGATTACGACAAGATGGTCGAAGAGTGCGATTATGAATTGAAGCTCGCCATCACTCAATGGGTGATGAAGCACATTGTCGATCATGCTCGTGAAGGTGGAACTTATCGTTATCTCATCTATGATCGTCTTGGCTTTGATGCTGATGCCTATGGTGTGCTGCTCGATGATGGTATGACTATCAGCAATGAGTTTGATCTTACTCTAAAAAAAGAAGTCGCTGAGTTTTTGAAGAACAACGATATTGAAGGAGCTAAGAAGCGTCTTGGTTATTGCGATGAGCCAGGATGCTATAACGAAGCCAGCGTTGGATATATTGAGCTAGATGGTAGCCGACGTTTGAGTTGTCACGACCATTATAATCAGTATCTGTCAAACTACTCGCCTAAAAGATGGTTGACTTTTTGAAGCATTTAAGGTAATATAAGTAATATGCTTAGGTCGTTGAGGCGTAAGGAATAGACGGATCGGACGCGAGGGCAGTACTCGCCGCCTCCACCATAGATACACTGGTCAGCACTGTGGGAAGCGCAGATCGACAAGACTAGAACAAGGTTCGAATCCAAACTAGTGTATCTTTGATGGGGGCGAAATAGGATCGACGGACGTAATAAAAGTACGAAGAGACCAAAAGCAAACACTAGGTGCAAACGATAACTTTGCCCCATCTTACGCATTAGCTGCGTAAACGAGCACGGGAGGCGCTTGGGAACAGAAGCCTCCCACCCTTACCTATGGTCACTTAGCTCAGTTGGATAGAGCAACAGCCTTCTAAGCTGTGGGTCATTGGTTCGAGTCCAATAGTGATCGCCATTTCAGGAGTAAATCATGAAAAAACTTCTTATTATATCTTTGGCAGCATTAGGTCTTGCTGGTTGTTCGGCGACTACGACAACTGTATATCGACCAGTTGCTCCAGTAACCTATCCGCTTCCTTCAGCTTATCCTAATACATATCCTTACGCTAGACCATATCGCCATCGTGGTCGAGTGCATTGCTATACGACTTGGGATCGCACACCGTATGGTCTTCGCGAGCGTAGGGTTTGTGGATGATCCTTTTTGACGGTCAAAGGTTTATCGACGAAATCGAAAACATGCGAAATAACGGTATCGAGTATATTGATGCCGTTATCCACTGGTGTGAAAAGAATAAAATCGAGGTAGAATACGTAGCTTCTTTTATTAAAAAAGATCCAGTATTTAAATCGAAGCTACAGGAAGAAGCAGAGAACCTAAATATTCTAAAGCGAGGGGCGAGATTACCCCTTTGACTCCAGGGGGAGGCGCTTATGTATATTAAGACGAAGGGCAGACCGAGTAAGTTACCACCTAGTTTATGCAAAGAAGCCGCTCGTTGGTATGGGCGTAGACTTCTAGGCGAGAGAATTTATCACAACGTAGAACTAATAATCGATTTCAAAGACCCAGACGTAGGCAATGATCTATATGGTTTCTGCCTATTCCATCCAAACGAGGGTCCGCTAAAAACGTTCACAATATCTTTAAATCCTCATCTTAGTAAGAAAAGCTGTCTTACCGCACTAGCTCACGAGATGGTGCACTTGAAACAATATGCAAAAGGCGAACTGAAAGATTATGCTCGAGTAAAGAGCATAAAGTGGAAGGGTCAAGTATATGATGAAGACCGCATTGATTATTGGGATCACCCATGGGAAATAGAGGCATATGGGAGAGAACGTGGGCTGTATATACGGTTCATGGATTATCAAAAAATGAAAAACAAGGCTTGACTAAAAATACAATACAGAGTATACTAAATAAAGTTGGACGTTACACTGTCCAACAATACGATCAATACAAACAATACGGAGAATACGATGGTAGATTTTGCAAAACTCAAGCAGATGCGCGGCAACAAGTCACTCGAAGCTCTCACTGCCGAACTTAATAAGTTCAATTCTAATCAAGGCGAATCAAAGAAGGATGACCGTTTTTGGTATCCGAACGTAGATAAGGCTGGTAATGGCTATGCTGTTATTCGCTTCCTCCCCGCTCCTGGTAGCGA